AGTTACAAAGATACCATCTATTCTACTTAAATAAAATTCAAAGTCTAGTGTTGCGTCTGAACTAGGTTTTGGCATATCAACTGTTGAAGCACCGCCTCCAGTATAATTTTTTGCATTAATACTATCTACATTACCATAACCTACAACTTCACTATTGTCCGCTACTCTAGGTCTAAAGTCTAATGCGTCTCTTAATTGTATTTTACCTTTTGTTGGACTTTCAAAAGAAGGAATGTTTTCATAATCTACAACACCAGCATAACTATCTACTGAGAAGTAGTTACCTGTACCGTGTGTAAAGAAACTAAATGTAATTAGTAATCTACCAGTTGGTAATTGAGCACCGTCTTTTCTTACTATTCTAGCAATGTCATAGAAACTATCTCTTTGTCCTGTGTCTAGTGTAAATCTATCTGTAATATCTGTATGACTTGTTGTTGCTGCCGTACTAAAGTCTGGTGCCATGAATACACTTGTTAAAGCAAATGCGTCTGCTTTACCTAAACTGATTGTTTTTTCTTCAGCTAATGCTTGTGTAGAAACTGTTTGTGTTTGGTCTGAAACTAATGCTTTTGTTTTTTCACCTGCAACTGATTTAGTTATTGTTGCAATTAATTTAACTTTAGCAGTTGCATAGTTAGCACCTAAATCTATTTGTACTTGACGACCTGATGGACTACCAGTTAATGAGAATACGGCGTCACCTTCATGGTTGTTGCCTGATAAACTCACTATATCACCTATAGCACCTGCACTTGCACCGGCAGTCATTATTGATAATGTGTAATCTGCTTCTGAGTGTGCGTCAAATGTTTCGTTTGCACCAGCAGAGAATGTAGCAACACCAGATGATGATAAAGTTTCAACAAATTGTCTTCTAACTTTATGACTTGTATCTGTGATACCTGCATTGTCTGTAGTCTTTAATGTTTTGATAACATTCTCAGGTAATTTATATACTAGAGAACTAGTATTAATGTTTTGTAATTTTGTTCTTCTTCTTTGTGTTGACGCTGATGTTACAGCAACTGTTACAGTCGCCGTTAATGTTAATGATTTATTATTTGCAATCGCACCAACAAATCTACTTTGCTGATTACCATTGTTATCTTCAAACACAATGTTGTCGCCAACTTTTAAGTCTGAATTAAATTCTGTGTTGTTACCTTTTACTACATTTGAGTTTGCGTCTATACTAATTAGTCCGCCTATAGTTACATTACTTTCATCTTTTTCATTTGAAGCTGTAACTGTTAATACTGTATCAGCAGTAAAGTTTGGCGAACCAGTCATACCAACTGACTTAACTTGTGCAAAATCAAATTCAGTTACACCTTTTCTTTCTGGTGTGTCTGATATTACTACGCCACTATTTGAACTTTCATCTGTTATAGTTTCACCAGTTGCAAAAGAACCTGATACATTACTTAATACAACTGTTGTAAATACTGATTGTTCTAAAATTAAATCGTCACCATCTGTTTCATCAACAAGGTTAAATCCGTCCTCAGTTATAAACTGGTCAGGATCCGTTGATGTGTTAGATGATATTGCCTCTACAACACCAGTTGCACCTGAAGTAGAACCTGTTAGAGTTTCACCTGTATCAAACTCAACTGAACTTGTAACACCAATGTGTGTAAACATATCAACATTAAATAAACCTAATTTATAAATTGAAGATGTGTTTGTTAATGTTGCACCAGCAGTACCTGATTTGTATTCAAAGTATCTAGGTTTTGCTCTACCAATTTGTTCTACATCAACATTGGTTGTAGATAGGTTTGTACCTCTGGTAGCATTTGCATTTTTAAATAATTGTAATTCTTTGAACGCTTCTGTTTCTCCTGAAACTGTTCCTATATCTGGCGTACCATGTACATTTGTTACATCAACAAAATTACCTATTGCTAATCTTGTAGTAGAGTTTTGTATTGTATCAAAGTCTCTTGCTTTTTCTACTGTAACAAATTTTTGTCCTGTTGTTTCTATTTCGTAACCTTGAACATATGCTTTACCAGGAGATAAACCAATTGCTAATCTAGCTTCTGAGTTAGCTGAACTTAATCCATTGAATAAACTTGAACCATCAGCAGAATATATACCACGATTTGATCCGTCATTTTTGTGTTCTCTTACATCTATGTCAAATGATTTAGTAACATAGTCACCACTTTCATCTGCCGTTCTTCTTGCTAATGTTTCTTCTAGTATATTGTAATCTGTTCTTTGTATAATTGTTTCAATGTTACCTGATCCTGTTCTTAGTAACTCTACAAAGTTTTCATCATCTGTTTCAGTTGTAACTTTTTTAATTAATGTTAATGCTGTTTTAAATCTGTGAGCACCTGGAGCATTTACATTTGATGAACCGGCTGCGTTATCATTTAACGAACTATCGTCTGACGGTGTAACAAAACTTTCTGTTACATTGAAACCAACTCTATATGATGGTGTGTTTGAATATGGGTCTAGTATTAAAGTCTGTTCAGTATTTGCAACAAAGAAACCATTAATAAAATATACACCTGCTTGAACATTTACTGAACTAGCAAAACCAGTTGCGTTACTATCTGTTGGTAACGAAGTACCTGAAGTACCTACAACTGCCGTTGAAGATGTGCTATTGTATGTAAATGTTAAAGTTTCTCCCTCAGTAAATCTTTTCGTTGCATTGTCTGTACCTGAGGCAGTATATACAACATAGATTGTTGCAGCTGCTGTTGATGTTGCTTCAGTTGTGTTTACAACTGTTGCTGTGATACCTGAAGTAGAACCTGTTACAATTAAATCTTGTAAGTTAGAAACTGTTGAAGTAGAATGACTTGCTAACTTAACATATTCGTATTTTGTGTTAAGTGCTATCTCGCCTGGTATTACCATACTACCATCTTTGAACATATGTTCACCAAATCTTTCAATTTGGTTTTGTAAGATAGTTTGTAGTTGTGTTAACTCTCTTGCTTGGACTGCAAAAGCAGGACGAAATAATATTCTATGAAAATTCTTTGCTTCTGAGAAGTCATCAAAGTAAGGAGAGACATTAAAGTTTGTTGCCATTTAAATCTCCTAAAACTCTACTATTAACTTTACATTCTCCGTTTGGTCTGAAGCACGACTAATAGGTTTTCTATTTTCTATATACAGAATATCACCTGTATCTGCCGTTAATTCAGGAGTAACATCATGTGAACTTGGCGTACCTGTTGCACTTGAAGTCGCACCTGTTACTGTATTCGTTCCAGAAAATGCCGTTAAGTTTTGGCTACTATCAACACCTTGATTAGTAAACTGTGGTTGTATGTATCTTAAAACTTTTGTTGTAGAATTAAAATCTACTACAAACCCTACAGCACCTGTACTTGCTTGTGTTATTTTTTCATCTGCTTGAAAACTACCCGGTGTGCCAGAGAAAGTAATTGATTTAGTTGCGTCAAGTGTTGAAGCAGTTGCCGTTGAACCTGTTGTACTATCAGTTGGGTTTCTTAATAATGCTATTCTTCTAAAATCATTTGAAGTATTGAACTCGCCACTTTCACTAGTTGCAAAGTCAACATTCATCATTACAAAGAATCCACCTAACTCAGCGATAACATCTGTTGCATGTCCGCCTGGAGGTGAAATTATAAAATCTATATCTGCGCCTGATACACTACCAATATCACTTGCTAAAACACTTGCAAAGGTATAACCTGACCCAGCAGTTGTAATTGTTACACTTGTTACTGCGTTAGATGATACAACTACAGTTGCTTTACCACTTGAACCATCACCACGAATATCAACATTTGTATATGTACCATTAGTACCACCAGACCCACCTGCCGTTACTTTAGCATTTTCTATTGCGCCAGCAGTAGTTGAGTAGTCTGTACTTTCAGTTGAACAATGAATAAAATCTGTTGACATGAAGTTTGCTTGTTCAGAAGCAGTTAATGTGTACATGTATTTCCATTTGTAACTGTCTCCAGTTGAGAACACACTAGTTGTTTTATTACCAGTTGGTTCTACTGTTGAAGCACTATCACCATTATTGTCTATACACTTATATACATCAAAGGTACTATTCATTACATAGAAAGTTGCGTCATGTAAAGTTACTGCACCTGAGTTAGCAGCAATTGCTGAACCAGCGGAGTTTATTTCTCCATAATCATGTCTGTAATAGTCGTAAGTTGTACCAGTTGTCCAGTTTCTTCTTGGTATTACTGCTGATACATTTGAACTTGTAATCTTTTTTGCACTCATTAAATCATCATAAACATAGTAATCTACACTACCTACACTATCAACTGGTGTTGGAGGTGATGTATCTGTACCATCATTGAATGCTTGGTCATTGGCAAACGCTTGTGGTCTACCTATTGCGAGATAATATGTGTCTGCGCTCTCGCTGAAACTCTCACTAAACTGGTTAGCGTTTTGTATTCTGAAATCTTTTGTTATTATTGCTGGCATTTATTCTCCGTCATAAACTATTTATACGCTCAGTTTAACCAAGCGAGGTTTTTATTTGAGCAGGTATAGTAAAGTTAGTTTTAAGACCTGTACTGAAATCATCTATTCTATTTGCCTCACCATCCAATGATGTACTACCTGTTCCTGTTAATTTAATACTATTTATAGTAGCAATTGTGATACCACTATCCATATCTCGTAGACCTAATTCTTGTTTCATATCTCCACCGTCCTCTAATAACAATCCGTCATTCTCATCTGCTGATGTATTTAATAATATTCTATCAGGTGTATGGTCAAAGGCACCTGAAACTAGATTGCCTATAGTTTTCATACGAGGACCTGCATATACAAATCCTTGTCCTACAGTTGTTGACCTAAATGAAGTGTCACTATCTTGTGGCAATTTAAGAGTAATCGCCTGATTAAGTGTAATATCTCTTGTAGTACCAAACGAAGCACTACCCTCTATACCTAATTGAGGTGTACTTCTTAAACTTGTACCATCAGTTGGCGTACCAAGTCTTCTACCAATCTTCTCACTAAAGATAACAGATAGTATTTCAACAACTTCATCTGTTTCAGTAAGACCAGATATTCTAGTATATCCAGTTTTCATCTTAGCATTCAATTGTGTTTTGATTGCAACTTCCCCTTGGAAATAAAAACCGGCAGGGTGTATGGCAGATTTAAGATAATCTCTCCATTCAGTAATACTTTCTCCAACTTTAATAATGTATGAATAATCTTGGTAGTATAAACTGTCTTGTACTTTCTTTGTACTTTCTGATAACTGTCCATCAACACCTGTATTACTACCATCTGTTTCTATGGCAGTACCTACTGTGGCAGTCATACTTGCTTTTGTATCTTGTGGATTATAGTTTCTTACTCTTGCCGTTTCACCTGATGTAGAACCTGTGATTGTAACTTTGTCATCAAAAGTACCTGTAGTTTCTTTTAGTGTAAGAATGTTTGTAGCTGCGTCAAAAGTTTCAAAAGTACCTGACGCTGTTTCTTGGTCGTCTCTTTGTATTTTACCACCTGCATTTGTAGATGAACCATCTGTGCCATTCAACACAATATAATCTGTATTATCTTTTAATACATATTCGTTATATACAATTCTGTCGTTATCTGTTTCGTCTCGTAAGAAATCTGGACTTGCACTTTCTGGTACGGCGCCTGATACAAATTCTTCTAATGCAAATTGTTCGCCATCTTCCGTAACTAAGTCACCTCTTTCAAAATCTTCTAATCTAATTACTGCTTGTCTAAAGTCTTCTAGTAATATTGGGAAATCTATTTGTTCATATGCCTCTAACGCCATATAATCCTCAGACGAAGCTGTGACTGTTTCACCAGAACTAAAGTTACTTGATAGTGTATCAATTTGTATATGAAGTTTTGGCGATACTTCAGGTGGTGTCTCGTATCTAAATCCATGGTCAATAACTTTAGCAGATAATGCTTTACCTACACTTGAAGATACAGGATATACAAGAGCACTTGAACCTGTTGATGAAGTTACACCTACAGTTGGTAGTGAAAGATAACCACCACCTTTATTTGACAATCTAATTCTTGTTATATCATTTGAAGAACTGTTTGTCGCTGCTTCCATAACAAGTTGAAAATCTGTACCTTGTTCTAATAAAAGAATACCGTCATCATGTGTATCACCTTCTAAAGTAAAACCACCATTGACAACTGCAACTGTACCTGCAAGACCATCACCACTTGTAGGATTTGTAACTGATAATGCGTCACCTACTGCGTAACCTGAACCACCATTTTCTATTTGTACACTATCAATAACACCATATGTAACTTGTTCTATTTGTGCAATGGCACCTGTACCACCTTTTTCTTTTGTAAGGTTTATGTTTTCACCTACAGAATAATATTGACCAGGTGCTGTAACATCACCATCATCTAATATACTTTCAACATTACATTCTATAGTAACATCACTATCTGTATTATCTGTACCAGAAAATATTGATTTAGTATTTTGTATTAATCTATCACCTGCATTTGTAGATGAACTATCTGTACCATCTAAAATTAGATTATCATTTTCATCAGCAGCTGTATCTAAAACTAATGCGTCACCTCCACTACTTGAAAATGTACCAGTTGTACTATCTTTATTTAAAACAAATGTAGCAACATCATGCGAAACACCATTTAACGATATCGTAGATATTGTTGCCTTCTCAACAACTGAACTGGCAATATCTACTGTATCATTACCTACTATATCTGCTTGTGTAATTGTTTTACCTACTAGATTATTCATGTTACCATCAGAAGGTGCTGATAGTGTTGTTTTAAGTATTTGTTCAGTATCAAAGTTACCGTCTGATACTCTCATCATATCTACTGTAGGGTAATATAATTCTGGAGTTTCATTAAACAAGGCACGGAAAAATATTTCATTTGCCGCTTTTGTACCTTTTGCTTTGTATAATGATATAATATTTTTTGTTAGTTGTCTTTTATCTAAACCATTTGTAAGTGTGTTTGGTAAAGTTTGTAAAAATGTATTTCTAAATTGTTTAAAGAAATCATCTATAGTATCATTGACATCAGCATACTCTAACAGTTGTGTTAAGTGTGCGTTAGGGTTTGGTCTGTACCTTGATAGAATACCTTGAGCACCAGATGTACTACCTGTTAAAGTTTCACCTGTTACGAATAAACTATTTTCTGTAACATATAATTTTAATGCGTCTGTATCTTCAGCAAGTATAGTTGCCGTTTGACCTGAAGTGGCACCTGTAATAGTTTCACCTTTTGTAAACTCACCTATACTCTCTTGTTCACTAAGAATATAATCACCTGCGTCTTTACCAAATTCGTTAGTTGCATTTAAGGCAACAAACCCACCAGTTGCAGCTTCTAATATTATTTGGTCAGAGGCACTAACACTTGATAAAGTGATTTGTGCTGAGTCCATAAAAACATAATACTGTTTTACGAACTCTACTAATAGTGGATGATTTGCCTGTATATGGGCAGGTAACTGCCGTGAAACTAAGTTACTTATTTTTTTGTCAAATTTTGCCATTTACTAACTCGCATAGTTTGTCGCTGTTGTGTATCCTATACCTGATGTAGTATCGTAGTCATCAGCAGTTACAGTAACAGTTGTGTTTGTTTCATCTATTTGTATAACTTGATTACGAACTGGAACTACATCAACTGAATTAGGTACTACTGTTAGTCTAATGGTAGTAGAAGTGGCACCGTCAACATTACCAACCTCAGAAATATGTAAACTATTTAAAGTTATTTTTCCTGTTGTATAGTCTATTGTACCTTGTGTATTGTTTGTATAAACATTAACACCACCTGCGACATAATACAATCTTACATTACCTTGTCCGTCATCATTTAAAAAATAATCATTTGTAGTATCACCAGATACTTTAAACGAAGAAGAAGATAATATACCACCCATGTCTGAATTGTGACCAGAGTGTGGATTATATAATGCGTTATTAAAACTAATTGTATATGTTGTTGAACTTGATACCGTAGCAGTAAATGCTTTGTGTAATTTAAGTGTTGTGATATTTGATAAAATACTATCGTCTGCTTTGTTTACTGTTTCAATAAATTTAGAATGTCTGAATACTTGGTCAAACTCTTGTAAGTTATCTGTATTAAAATTTGTTATTGCTGTTTGTACTAATGACTTAATACTTGCAGCTGTGTTAGTAGTTGACTTAGCGTCATACCTTATAGTTACAGTTGGTTGTATAAATGTTGTTTCTGGATCCTCAATTACAGGTGTGATACTTGCAACATTAAAATCTTTTAGTTGAGTTATAATATCTGACTTAGTTGCTTCTGTAAGTGTAGCACCAGCAACAGGATTGATAGAGATATATACTCTGCCATAAACGGGTGTTTCATTATCTTCACCACCCCATACTTGAACTGATTTAGCATTTGAATAAATTGTTTTAACTTTACTTTCATAGTCTTTCGCCGTTACTGCCCTATTTTGTGTGGCAAATTGTTTTGGTGCGTTGAAACGAATACTTGCCGGACTTTCCGGGTCTGCACCGTTAACGCTGTTTGTGTTTACAGTTAAACTGACATCAGTAAAACCACCTACATTACCAGATAATGCAAATGAACTAGCACCATTACTATCTGAACCATTAGTAACTATGTATATAAGTGAAACGATATTACCTGTTGATAATGCTTTACCTAAAACACCATCACCAAATACAACTTCATACTGTTCGTCTTCAGCACCTTCTAAAAAATAAACTGCTGATGTACTTGATACATCTGCTAAGTCTGTTGACAATGCATATGTTGTTGTAGTAGTATCAGTTGAACTGTTTTGAACTTTAACTAATAAAGTTGTTGTGTCTGCCATATCATTCTTAATTAAGAAACGCTGATTGGCGTCTGTTGTGTTAACTGTATATTTGTTTGTAACTAAAGTACCTTCGTATAATTCTAAATTCTTAAATGTATAAACACCATCAACTGGTGTAGTAGTAGTATCTTCTTTTACAATATAGTTGTAAGACACGCCATCAACTGTAGATGTAAATGTTGTACCTTGAGCGGCAGTTAAAGTTGCACCAGTGGCGTTATTAACAACTAAGTTAACATCAGCATAAGGTGCTGTTGCACTTCTTGGTGTGTAACCTACATGTTTAGCATGTGAGACAATACTGTTTCTCATATCAGCACTATCTAAAAACATTTCATTGGCAAGAACATTGGCATAAACGCCGTTGTAGTGTGTGTTGTATGCTAGAACATCTAACAATGAACTGATTGTAGAACCTTCAAAGTCATAATCAGTAAATTGGTCTTGTTGTCTTAAAAATTTTTTAAGATTAGTTTTGATTGTATCAAAATCTAAATCTGTTACTTCTAGTTTTTTGTTCGTTGCCATTATCTACTTCTTTCTAGTAGTGTAGTTAACTCTACCAACTCGCCTGGTATGTTCACTACATAAAAACTTATTGTTACATTGTAAGCATTTTGTGCCAGATTAGGAATAGCATTAACAGATACTAGTCTTGCTCTTGGTTCAAAGTTTACAATTGTTTCTTCTATTACTCTTGTTAAACTATTTGCTGTGATAGGGTTCATTGGTTCAAATAATACTGCTGTAACATTTGATCCTATCTCAGGATGAAAAGGTCTCTCAAAATGATTAGTTAATATAAGATTTCTGACAGATTGTTTCACTGCCTCTATGTCTTTCTTAACTATTATATCTTTAGTATTATCATTTCTCTCAAAAGATAATGCTAAATCCTTATATAATCTAACACTTCTACTTGAAGCATTAGTTGTTTGAGCGTCTCTATAACCTGATTGTGTAATAGCCATACGACTATTTATAAAGATTATCCAGCGTTTACGTTAGAACTTCCACCTGTTGCACTATTTGGTACCCAACTACCATGACCACCTGTTGCGTCACCACTCCTGTGAACACCTTTACCGTTTACAAATACAGTAGAACTCGCACCTACGGCAGGATCTCCACAAGAAGTGGCGTCACCTTTACGAATAGTGGCAGCGCCATTAGTATTGACATTAGGTGACCCACCTGTGTATGCTGTTTGATGAAAAGGGTTAGGAGTAGGACTGGCATGCCCAGCATGTTTATCTAAACCTGAACGTATAACTGGTTGACCCATTTATTTACCTTGTCCTTTGTATGCTTTGAAATCTCGTTTCTTAGCTTTGTTCATAGTAGAGAAAGATACACCTTTTCGTTTACCTTGACTAGTCTTCTTAGGTGTTGAAACATGAGGTACAAATGATTTTGCTAACTTTGCCATTATCTACCACCTGCTGCTTTAGCTGCTTTAAGTGCCGCCTTTTCTCTCTCAATTATTTCTGCTTGCCTAATTTTTCTACCTAAAGGTAATTTCTGTACTAAACTTTCTTCTTTACCTTTTTTACTTAACCAGTAAACATTAACTGTATCGCCGTCTTCTTTTCTATTTGCACCTGACTGATAAGACTTCACGGCTTTCTTATAAGACATTGCTTCTATTATTTTATCTTCTTTTCCATTATTAAAGGTAAACTCCCTCATTCTTGGCATAATTTATTCCTTTGGAGTACACTCCTCACATCTACAATGTTTACAAACTTCATACTCACTACCCTCATTGGTCTTCATTAAGGGTGTTCCACAATGTGAAGGATGACCACAGTTGTCGCAATTCATGTTAACTCCTTTTTTTAGTTGATTTTTTTTTAGTTGATTTCTTTTTCTTCTTTGGTTTGACTTCCATGTCTTTCGTTAACACTAACGGTTTAGGTTTCCATAGACTATCTGTCATAGTCCATAATTTAGTTAAAAATCCCATAATATTCTCCTTTCAAAAAGAACAAATAGTGAACAAACCTGTGTCAGGATGTCGCACTTAATTAAAAAAGTCAATATAACGCTTGACTTTAAAGTATTTATATGATATGGTATACTCATATTAAACGAAAGGTTATATTATGAATAAGATACAGACACTCAATGCTGTTGCTGAGTTACACAATAAATGCGATAGTTTACTTGCTCAATGTAATATTGATATGACTAAGTTAATTAATGACTTCAATAATAAACATGAAGTTAAATGTGACACTACTAACTTAGATAGTAAGTTTACTGACCTTGCTGACTATGTTGAAGACAATACTAATTTATAACAGAAAGATTTTTATATTATGATTATTAAGATAGGTGATAAAGTTGAGATTTCTAAAAGAGGTATCAATAGAGACGGAATAATTACAGACATTTCTATAGGACTTACGACATCAGACCCTGCTGGTGAGTTAGGTATCAAACTAAAAGAGTATGATACAGACATGGGTTACTTAGGTTCTATAAGTTACAAAGATGTAACTTTTGGTGAAAGTGAAGGCGAATATTGGGCGTACTTTGACCAAGTGATAACAACCACAACGAAAGGAGTTGTTGCTGATATGTGATAGATATAAGACCTAACGGTTTTTATCCTGTAGGGCGTTGTACAGGCGTATAGGTGAAAGCTCAAGTATCTTTGAAATAAAAGTGAGAGTAAGTAATCTGTCTAGCACTATGGGACAGGCAACAAGTACGATAAAGCGTACACACAAAATACAAAAAGGACATCCAAGTACCTTTGAAACAAAAGTGAGGATGTCCTTTTTTTTTATTTTAATCTATTCAACTACAGTAGGTTCTGTCGCTGGCATTTCAATTGTAACTTTTGGTAAAGGTACATTATCTACTAACCTAGCGGCGTCCTCGCCATAGTGGTGACCAAGAGTAAACGCTGCTATAACTATAACAACATATATTAATTTCTTAATCATTTAATTTTCCTTTTTGTTATGCTTTGTATCTCGCCCAAAAATTGGAAGCGACCCAAGCAATTAAACCCCACTTAACTACTGTAAGTGGTGCCATAACGCCTGTAAAAAGCACTACAGCTAATAAAAGCAAACCGTAATCTTTCCATGCGTCAATATTATTAATCCATTTTTTCATTAGATTTCTCCTTTGTACAATGTGATTGATTTTAGATGGATGATAGTCCTGTGGACTGTATTATTAATCCACCTATTATTGTTATGGCGTATGCCATTAGTACGACTTCTAACATATGTTTTTTTCCTCGTAGTATTATTTATAACTTTCATCATATTGAGCCGCATATATTTCATCAACTTGTTCTTGTGTTGTTAAAACATATGCACCTATATGAGTATAACCATTTAACTTTGCCCATATAATTCTACGACCACCTGCTTGCCATTTACGATATAGTTCATTTATTTTTCGTACCATTACAGGATGTTTCATACCATTTTCTGCCATGTTATCAAATAATTTTTTATAATTAATACCTTGACTATCTGCAAACTTTCTCCAGTCACCTTGTACTTTGTCCCATTTAAATGTTACTTCGTTAAGGTCTAAGATTTGGTATAAATCTGGATGAGTAATCTCTTTCGCTTCTAAAATTTTTTTAGTCATTAAAACAAAATGCGATATGATTATACTCCTCGCTTGAGAGTTTAGGTTTATATTGTTCGTGTACTCTATCGTACAAAGTATTTAGTTCAGTCATATAACTTTGATAAGTGTCCTTGTTGACTAAACTATTATAGACAATACATTTACCTTGTTGTCGTAACCAACGATTGTCTAACATCACTTGACCATCTGCGTCATATACATCAACAATCACTACATCATAGTTATGTACTTCATTGATATAATCATGGACATCACCTTGTATAATACGAAGGCGTTTTGACTTTGGTAAATTAAATTCTTTGTGTGCAACTTCTATCACTTCTGGATTTATTTCAACTGTATCTATCTTTACATCTGGAAACTTATTGTATATTTCTGTATGTAAATTACCTGCACCAAGACCTAGTAGACAAACATGTTTAATATTCTCTACATGATTAAACACTTTCATTATTTCTTTCATATACAATAGTGTTATACTACCAGACGCATTGACACGACCTTGTATAAACTCATCATTGAATAGCATAGACTTATACTTATCTGTTTTTCTTACTTCAATCATAATAGTTAAAGTTAATGATATATCTATAATCTGTATTCGTTGATGTACATGCTCTATGTTCTAAACTAGAATTAAAGATTACCATTTTGTTTTCTTCCGCTTGAATAAATTTATGTATGTTCATTTTAAATTCTGTACCACCATCACAACTATTTAAATATAATATTGCCGTCTTACAATTAAAAGTTCTATCAACATGCCATTCTGATTTATTAAAGAACACAGATGGAAATAAATTAGACCGTACTTCAACAACTGCCTTTGCATCCAGTTTGTTGAGTATTGGTACTATGTAGTCAGAATAATAATTACTATTAATGAGATTGTTATTGTAGAATGAATGAGTAAAGTAACCTAAGTTATCTTTCTTATCTACTACCATAGATTGAATATGATACCAAGGAAATTCTTCCTTTGTAATTAATGTTTTTAATTTATCAAACTCATCTTGTGGTAAAAAATTATTAACTTCAATCATTTTAAATATTCCTCATTCGCTGTATGATTAAAAACTTTTTCCCATTGTGTTTGATTTTCTACATGGTAACAATCTATGTGTGTGTACCCTTTTGATTTAGCATACCATACTCGTTGATGTCCGACAGATACTTGATATGCGTTCCAAGATATAATGATAGGGTGTGTCATACCATGTTTATCTAAACTTTCAAATAACTTTGATAGATTGTGTTTTTGTTTATCGTTTGGGTTGTGATAATTCGTTTTGTTGCCGAGCATACTCAGATTGTAGACCTTGTGGTATTCAGGAAACTCTATATGTTTGGCAGAGAGGAGTTTCATAGGTGGTTGAGGTTAGTGGTCTGAAAGAGCAGCATGCTATATATAAGAGTTTTGTCCATATCCTGTTCAATATGTGTAAATAAATTTTCTATACTATATCTAGTTGTGGTAAATTTAAATCTCTTGTCAACGGTACATTTCTCATTCTGTTCATTGGTAGTCCGTGTGCAATGACTTTGTGAATGAATGTAACAATTGTTAATCGTTCTTCTTTTGTGTTTGTATCAAACTCTTTCACGCCATGCCATAAACGACTATCAAAACCTATGAGACGATTATACTTATTGGCAAAGAAACAATCTTCAACGAAACCTTTATTGTGTTCTACGAGGTAAGGTTGTTGTTCTTCTTTCGTCATTTCGCCACGATAATACTTTTGTTTTACATCTGTATGTTTGACCATTGTATTAATATTTTTTGGCATGTAGATTGCCGTACCTGATTTAGGGTCTGCGTTTGGTGTCAGATAGAGTATCGTTGTATGAACATCTGGAAAGTCAGAATGTATCCAACCATTTGTGTATTCATTTGATATACGCTGAAAGAAACTACTTGCTTCAAAACGAATATCTTGTGAGTTCATTTCATCATTTGTCCAAAAGACATTTAAATACTTCTTAATCATGTTTGCCCAAAACTCTTTGTCTAATACATGCAACGCTTGAGACCTCATACCCGGCCAGTTACCACTCTCATGTTTGTGCCATTCTATTTTATCTGAGTGTGCCATTTTGACCACTTCGTCTGGGTACTCACAAAAATTATCTATTACGTTTGTTGGAAAATGTATCATGTTAAATTTATATTACCGGCTGCGGTAATCCTTTCTTGTGTACTTGTTGTTGGATAAACATAATGCGTTACCCAACTAGGGAAGATGATTAAGTCACCTCTCTCTGGTTCAACTCTATATAGTGTTTTATTAAATGCTTGTTTTTCTCCGTAAGAAAAGTATAACACACCACTCTCACCACAACCCTCTGGTTGTGTTATAATGAGATTATAAGAGATATCGCCGCCATGATTGTGATGAGGTTGATACTCGCCACGCTTTTGTACATTGACCCATAAACTTTCAATCTCATAAGAGCGATCCACATTTGCCTCTTTCAAATAGACATCAATATATTCTTTTAATCTATTCTCTATAGGTAAACGCCAACGCAAAGCGACAAAGTCTTCAGGTCTTTCGTCATCAAACTCACCGAGAACTCTACGATTTTTTGGATTCCGTTTCCGTTCAATCTCCGAAATATCTTGGATAGACTGGACGATATTTTCTGGACACTTAAATTTCAATATCAAAGGTCCAAAGTATGGACTAAACGCTTCAATCATAATCAACTATAATTTAGTTAGACTTATCTTCTAATTCTTTTACTCTTGCTTTTAATTTTTCTATTTCTTCCATTAATTCTTTAATGCTCATTGTATTCTCCATTGTTGTACTGTTATTATCTGTTTCACACTCGCCACAACAATCTGGTGTGCCACAGTTATCATGCTCACTCATATCTACTATTTAGTTGAATGTATAGACCACTATTAAACGCCTACCATTCCTTGGTAAGTTTGCATAGTGATAACGATTGTCAAATAGAACACCACGATACTGTACAGGAGTAATATGCTGTACAGGCATCCTGTCCTCGTCACATAGTACAGTATTACCGTCAACATCATTGAGATAGAGTATTAACTGTTTATGTTCTTCTTCGTGGTCCTTGTGTATAGGACTTGTACCTTCAAACAAAGGAAAGGTCATGTTCAAACTACAACGAAGTATATTGTTCACCTGTATATCATGCTTGTCTGTAAACGCATATAACATAGACATAAAGTCATCATAGTAATCACTATTACGAAGTCCATTTCGTAGTACCACATTATGTCCCATGTAAGATAAGTTCTTCCATTCATTGTAAAAGAAAGGGAAGTTATCTGAGAGTAGAGTATTGTTTATAAACTGTTTATGTTCTTCCGTAAGAAAGTCATCATCTTGTATTATCATATTCATCCTATTATGTGTGGCGTGGATCCAGTCTCCCTTCGCCACCCACACCGTATATACAGTATTACTTATGTAACTGAATTAAACTTGCTCCAGTATAAGTGTAGTGGGCTGTTTCTTAGTATCTTTATTACATTTATAGATTACCAGCCGTAGCTCAGTATAACATGCCCTATGCTAGTTCAAGTCTATAGGGTTACCATCTATGTTTACAGAACCACCGTCTATGTGTATCTGACCACCTGCACTCATTGTAATTTTGTTTGAAGCGTCTAGTCGTAGATTGTCCATAGAGGCGTTCATGTCGCCATCTATGAATTGATTGACATTGCCTTTGATGTTCATGTTTAGGTCGCCTTGTCGTACCATAATGTTTAGATTGGCACCAGAACCTACTTCTATGTCATAGTTGGCGCCACTCGTGTCACTCTTATTGACCTTGACCTTTAAACTACCGTCTATGGTCTGTACTGTGTTACCACCTGTGAAGTGGAAGGAATTGCTGTTGACAATGCTGTAATTATCTGATAGTATATGATTGACAAGGGTACCGTCATTACTATACTCCATGTAGGACCCTGAAGCATGGGATAGGTGTACCCTTCTCGTCAGGGGTGTATCGTCAAACTCTAGGACATGACCTGTTTCTGTTGCAAAGACATGGTTAAAGGGATATGTAGGGTTGTAGGTGCCGTCTAGTATTGCAGGCATGTCAAACTCTCCACCTGGAGACTGCACTACAGATAGGTTACCTGAGACTGTTGGTATCTCAAATCCGTCAAAGTCTGCCGTCGCCAAAGATGTTCGCCTTTTGTTCTCTCTATTCGTAGGGTTGGCAGCGTCCTCTACCCCTCTCGCTAATTC